CTTCCGCAGCCGCCGTTGCCGACACTGACTAATATACCTGCTCCGACTGTATCCGGAATTACTCTTATCAATGCCCTTGATGAGTTTGGGAATACCCTGAACTGGGTACATAATGATACTTGGGGTGCGGTACCGGCTACTCTAAACTCTCTTGGAACAATCGCTGATCTTGAAGCGTTACGTGTTGATGTGGCAAATATTCGCGCAAGTATTGAGGCTATCATAACTCAGTTCAAGACGATCTGATATGACAAGATTTTATCCCATTCCGGCGATACCGACAGAAGGCGTAGAGGACTGGAAGGTCCGCACCATCGGTGCGCTTAAACAGAACGTAGAACTTCTGACCGGTACACGCGGAGAAGCGGACAATGCAAGCCGTGCAGTTTTGCAATCGGCAGTCACACTCACCGAAGTTCCGGAGATGAATTTTACGTCATCCAACTCTGTCGGATGTCCCGGAGTGGGCGCGTTCAAGGTTGGGTATGTGACTATAAGTGGAATTAACTTCGGTAGGAACATCGTCTATTATGATCAAGCCAACGTGGACATAGCCGGGTATCTTGCTGGCTGCGCTGTTCGTGACGATCTCGTCAAGCTACTAATTGATTTACAAAATCTACGCCTTGCCGTAGAAAATATCTCAGCAGTTCTCAGGAGATAGTGCGATGGCTCAGACATATACCCCCAGCGGACAGCCTATGCCCGCTCCGACTGCACCGTCTATGGACCTCCCCCCAGCTATTGCCAGCCTGCTGGATATGGGAAACATCACCCCGCCTGCGCAGGATACAACACGTGGCATTGCCGGTACTTCAGGAGCTATGTCATTTGGTGGTATGCCATCGTACCAGATGGGGGGTCAGGTTGGACCCGGTGGTCAGCCTATGCCTATGATGCCTCCGGCACAGGGTGCTGGTTTGGCGCAACCCGGTGCAGCCCAGCAGGCGATGACGCCTCAGCAAATTCAGATAGAAGCGCAGCGTTTCGTCCAGCAGAACCCCCAGCAGGTTCAGCAGATTCAGATGGCGGTTCAGCAGGGTATGCAGTCGGGGGAGTTGACGATGGAGGAGCTAAACACGCTCGTCCAGATGGCGACTGTGGCGCTGCAAAACCCGGCGATGTACCCACAACTTCGTGCGTTAGCGATCCGTGAAGGTCTGGCTACAGAACAGGACATCAACCCACAGTTTGATCCGGGCATCCTCCTGACGCTTGTGATTATTGGGCAGTCGATTCAGGCACAGGGCGCGGCGCAACCGGTTCCTCCCCAGCAGATGGGCGCATCCCCGGCGCAGACCGGCGGTCTTCCTTCAATGGCTGCGGGTGGGGCATTGCCTGAGAGGGCGCGACGCAAGGACGGCGGTATCCCGATTATGGCGCACGAAGGTGAGTTTGTTATTCCGGCTGACGTTGTTCGGCGCAAGGGTACCGACTTCTTCGAGAAGATGATCCAGAGCGATAAATGAGACCTGACCACTACAAGATCGAGATGCTATCGGACGAGCAGGTGGAAAAGCTATGGCCGCAGATGAAGCCATTGTTCCAGCAAGCCTGTGATTCCAATGATGTTTCTCGTACGGACCTGACGCCGGAAGTCATCTATGATCTGGCACTTGATGGCACCATCGTGATTTTTGCGTTCTATGAGGCTGGACGTGTAGCGACAGTCCTTGCAATCCAGTTTACAGACACATATGGTAAACGAGGGGCTGAGCTTCTGGCCATGGCCGGTCGCAATTTAATGGTGTTCAAGTCGCTGTTTTGGGAGTATATTCTGGATTGGCTTCGAGCAAACAACATTGAGTTCGTTGACGCCTACGCCAATCCAAGGATAGCGGAAGTCTACAAGACCAAGTTCGGTTTCGACAAATCCTGCACCTTTGTGCGAATGATGCTTTGAGGAGACTACAGTGAGCAGAGGCGTCCGATCCGTTATGAAAACCGTGGCTATGATCGCGGTGCCCTTTATCGCTGCGGTTGCTGCGCCGTTCATTGCGCCCATTGCACTTGCTGCCGTTCCGGCTCTTGGGGCTTTCGGCGGTGCGTTGACAGGGATAACAGGTGCGGCGCTTGGCGCTGGGTTGGGTGGGCTAACTGGAGCAGTTACAGGACGAGGGGCGCTAACCGGTGCGCTTATGGGTGGTATCGGCGGTGGACTTGGCGCAGTCTCTGGCCTTGGTCAGGCTCTTGGTATCGCACCCGGTGCTGCTGCAGGTTTGCCCACGCAACTTCCCGGTGCAGTTCTTGGCGGGATTACGACTCCCGGTGCTGCGACCGCTGGTATCGCAGGCGCTGTTGCGCCTTCCGCCGCTACGACGGCGACGAGCTTGCTCTCCAATCTTGCCGGTGGCATCACGGTTCCCGGTCTGGCGAACCTAGCCATGACGCTTTATAACAAGCCGGAGTCAGAATTGTCGGCAACTGAGCGTGCTGCGCTCATGGAGACTGCGCAGTTGGCGCAGACTAACCAAGACCTGTTCAAGAAGCGCGTCGAAGACGCAGTTACGCTGCGTAATATGGCGACGCCAAATCCGGAGCAGGCATTTGCCGAAGCACAAATGGGTGTGCAACGCGGACTTCGTGAGGCACAGCGCCGATATGGTGCGCAGTACGGAGGTACTGGTGCTGAAGCGCGAAGCGGCGCTCTCACTCGGCAGGCTGCTATCGAAGGCGTGCGGGCTGGCACCGCTGCTGTTCGTGGCGAGATGGCTCGTGGGTTTGAGCAGACACGTCAAGCGATGGCGGCTATGCCGACAGAAGCGCCGGGGGTCACGCCCGCCACTGTGGGTATGCAGTTCGAAGACATGCAGCGTAAACGCCAGCAGGCCGCAGATGAACAGACGGCTAAGGCTGTCGGCGGACTCTTCGGTCGCGCGCCCAGCACCGGCAACGCTGGGTTATTCGGATCGATTTACTCACAACCTACGGCTAGTTACACACCGCAGCAATCTGAGCTAGAGCAGCGCGGCCTATATTAAAGATTTGGAGTCCACCATGGCTGTTGGTGTTGAATATATCCGTGATGTTCTGGCGGCGTCTCCGACTGGACCGCGTACGGCCTCGGCTTTCCTCGAAGGTCAGACTGAAGCCACGAACATTGCGGCTAATCAGTTGCGCCAGCAGCAGGCTGAACAAGCCATGCGTTATGCCGAGATGCAGCAGCCATATGTTATGGCTGGGCTTGAGCGCGCCAGACAGGCTGGCGATATCCAACTTCAGGAAGAGCGCGCAGCAATAGAGCGCGCTAATAAAGCCTACGGGTTGCAGCCTGACTTTCGCGGTGGCGCTGTTGCGCCTGTCGCTGGCCGGGGGCTTATGCCCGGTATCGCTGCACCCGTTGCCCCTGCAAGTCGTGTCGCTCCTGAGTTGCTTGCGCCTACACCGATGGGCGGACAGGCCGGTGGGTTTGATTATGCGACCTACGCCTCTCGTATGCTTCCCGCTGAAGGCACCGGTCGGAATGTCCGGTCTACTGCGCAGGGACCGGGGCAATTTATTGACAGCACGTTCATTGATACATTCAAGAAGACCTTCCCTGAGTCTGCGCGGGCAATGTCTGACGCCCAGATTCTTGCACAGCGTGGCACTGGCGTCGAAACCGCCATGCTTAAAAAGTTCACGGAAGATAATATTACTGCGCTCACAAGCGCAGGTATCCAGCCGACCATGGCTAATGCCTACATTGCGCATTTTCTCGGTATCGGTGGCGCTCAGAATGTCCTGACCAAACCAGCGGACACGCCTATTGAGCAGGTTGTAGATCGTGCAGCTATTGCTGCGAATCCAAGTGTCTTTAACAAGGTCCGCACCGTTGGCGATCTGGAGGCTTGGGCTGCTGGCAAGATGGGTGAACTGTCTACAGCAGGCGTACAAGAGCGTAAGGCTGCAGCCTTTAGAGAGCAGTATCCGATTGCTTACGCTCTTGGTAAAGGTAGATTGCCTGCGGCTCCAGTACAGCCGGTTACGCCCGCTCCTGCAGCGGGGCTTGCTGCTCCTGCTCCTGCGCCCGTCGTTACTGCTCCTGCTGGCATACAAGAGCCGGGTAAATCTATCGTGGGTGAAATCGTACGCCAACCGGTTGGCGCTGAACCGATAACTGTAAACACGAAAGAATTGCTGGAGCCTTTGCGTTTACAACAGGAAACCAGTCAGCTTAATGCGACACTCAGGTTCTATGAGACTGAGTACCAAAGGGCTGCGCTTTTGCGCGATCCGACCACTATGCGCGCGATTGGCGAGAAGATGGTCCAGATGCAGCCGGTGGCGAATATGCTGACTGGTATGCAGGCGCTGACAGAGTTCAGCGCAGGGCGTCCAGAAGCTGTTGCCAATCTTCTATATCAACGCACCGGTGGCCGACTCCGTATTCAACCGCGTTCGGATGGTACCTATAACGTCTACGATGGTGACAAACTCAAGGGCGAAGGTCTGACGAAAGACTACCTTACTGCGCAGTTTCGTATGGCGTTCGATCAGGACTATAAGGCGCAGGTGTCTGAGGCTATTAAAACCCAGCAGGCGCAGGCGATGGAAGTCTTCAAGAGCGGGCTCAAGCGGGCGGAAGAGTACGCCAAAGGTGAGGCCGGAGCCGCTGGCAAACTAGTGATCGAAAGATTTAGGGCCGCAGTTAAAGCCGCTAATCCTGATGCCGCGTTCCAGAAGGTAGATGAAAACAAAGTGCTGGTGTTCAAAGGTACGCAACCAGTGGGTACGGCGACTGTCGAGCAGGAACTTGATCCGGCTACCGGTCAGCCTGTATTCTGGGACCCGGCAACCAAGCAACAACCTAAATCGATAATGCGGTTCACGCCTGCTACCCAATAAGGATTATCTAATGGCCGGGCTTAACTCGTACCCGTACAGCAACCTCGAAGTAGGGATGGCTATTGCGCGGGAGCCTCGAAGCACGACGCAGGCGATGGGTATAGGCGGCCTTGCGCCGACGACTGCAGACATTGCGGGTCTGCGTGAACAGGCTTTGTCTTCGATGTATCAGATGGGGCAGGAAGCGATTGCTGATATCCGTCAGCCGCCCGCGCCACAGAACACGATTGCCTATAGCCCTTCGACTCAGAAGTATTGGATTAACAACGCACTGGTAGACGCCACCAGCCCGATGGAACTGGCGCAAAGCGGGTCGTTGTTTAATCAGCCTGCGCGGCCTGCCCCTGCTGAAATCGCTACTGACTGGCAGCCTACGTCGAAAGAGGCTATTACGCAGCGGGTGACAAACCTGCGCCAGCCTCGCGGCGTGCTGGAGAATATTGGACTCGGGTTCCGTGGCGCTGCGGAGTCCACCATTGGTGGCGTAGGCCGTGGGCTTGAGATTGCTGGCGCTACTGAGTTTGGTCCTGCTGTCGCTGGTGTGGCTGAACGTGCTTTTGGTCAGTCTAAAGCAGAGCAAGAACGCAGCGCCCTGATCGCACAGTCCAACTCCATCTGGGGTAATCTGCGTGACGCTATTATACAAGGCGCTCCATCTACGATACCGGCAGTCCTTGCCGGTATCGGTGGCTTCGCTGTAGGTGGTCCGGTTGGCGCTGGCCTTGCCGCCGCTGCCACGATCTTCCCGCAGGAACTCAAGGGGTTCTATGACTCAGCCGTAAAGAACGGCTACAATGTCAATGATCCTGCCGTTCAGGCGGATATGCTCAAGGCTGCCACGGGCACAACGGTTCTTCAGAGCCTCATGCCTGCGATGGCTGGTAAGGGTTTCTCGCAATTCTTCCGTAACGCTGCCCAGCAGGCAGGCGAACAGGCTGCGGCGACTGCACTGACTCGCACGGCTCGGGTTGGCGCTGTGGCTGGTGAAGCAGCCAAGGAAGGATTGACCGAAGGCGTAGCCGAGGCTGTCTCACAGCTTGCACAGTCTGCTGTGTTTGACCCTGAGTTCCGTCGCCAGCTTAATGCCAGCGATATCAAGGCTCTGGCTCCTTACGTTGTTGAGAAGTACGGTGAGGATGCACTCCTCGCTTTCGGCGCAGGCGCGTTCCTTGGCGCTGGTTTTGGTGGTGCCGCCAAGTATATCGAAACTCGTCCGGTCGATCTGACGCAGCGTGAAGAACCTGCTGCAGAAGCTGCTCCGGCTGAAGCACCCTTGGCATTGCCTCCTCCTGCGCTTCAGCTTGGATATCGTCCATCTACAGGGTTTATTCAACAGCCCCCGGAAGTTATCATCACACCAGCGCCTGTTGGTGAAGCGCCAATTGCACCGTTGGGACTCCCTGCTCCTGAGACTCCGCTCGCGCTTGCGCCTCCGGTCGCAGCGGGGACACCCGCGCTACCTGCTCCTGCCGGTTATGTCTCCCCCGGTGGGCGTATACCGGAAGTCCTCCCTATGGGCGGCACCGTTGAGCCGCTGATCCCACCCGTTACCGAAGGGCAGTTTGAACTTTTCCCCGGTATCCCGCAGCAGCGAGTGCCTCCGGGTATGCAACTACTGCAGCGTGGAGCGCCGCCCGCACCTGCTGGTGAGCAAGTCGAGATGACCCTTACGGGTCAGGCTCCGTATCTTCGCCGTGGGTTTGCGACTCAGGCTGAACGTGCCGCCGCTATGGAAGCGGCGATGCCAACACCTGCACCTGAAGGTCCGATGGCTTCTGCCTTGCAGCGGCTGCTAAGGGGGCAAGCCTTTACACGGGCGGAAGCGCAACGCGCTGCCGCTGAGGCTGCGGCCCCTACTGCCGCTGAGGCTGCGGCTCCTGCTATGGAAGAGCAGCGTCGGGCGCAGGAAGCCGAGCGCGCAGTACAGCGTGCTGAAACCATGCCTACGGTGTTCGATACTGAAGCTGCTGTCACCGGCACCAATGAAATTCAGGATAAGGCGCGGCGCAAGACCGTCAACATGGTTAACGCGCTGACCGGAGAGCAGCAGACCAACCTGCTCAATAAACTATACGATGACGATATCAATCAGTTTTATGCGGCTGTCCGCAGTGCGCGCAGTGCGCGCGGTCAGGCGACGCTTCGCAAGCAGATGGCGCAGGCTGCTGGCGTGGATGAGAGTGTGTTCGAACGGGCGAAAGCTACGCGCACTCCGCAAGCAGAACCAACGCCTACACCACCGTCTGCGCCGCCTGCGCCGCCTACACCGCCTACACCGCCTACACCGCCTACACCGCCTACACCGCCGCCAGACGTAGCAGCCATCAAGCGCGAGGCTCAAGAAGAATGGGATCAATTCTTTGATGATAACGGCGTTGGGTACACTGCGCTTACTCCTGAACGGCAAGATGAATGGGACCAGCTAGTCCAGCGTGGCAACATTACTCAGAAAGAAGCCGATGCTTTTGCACAACCGACTCCGACGCCAGCGGTCGAGGAGGCCGCTGCCCCACTCCCTTTAGGAGAAGCGGCGGAAGCCGCCCCGCTAAGCCCCCCAAAGGAGGCGGAAGCCGTCCCCCCAAGCCCCGCAAAGGAGGAGGAAAAGGCTCCAACCTTAAGCGTTGAGACACCGTTCGGTGCTGGCACAGTCTTGACCGAAGCCGATAAGGCTATCGAGAATAACGCGATACAGTCTGAGTTGGAAGCCGCACTGGCTGCCTATAAGGAAGCTGACCGTCTTGTAAAGGCCGGTGAGAAGAGCAATATCAGCCGCACGGAACGTCTCGGGTTAATACACAAACGGTTCAAAGCAGGGAAACGGCTCGAAGCTGCAGAGCAGAAGTCCGGTCGCTACTCACTAGCTGACTGGAACACGATCACTGGTGCGCGTAACGTCGATGGTACACCAGTGCGCCCCATGCCTTTGCTGCGGGTGCAGCAGGCTGTGAGTAAGTTCCTGTCCGGTCTGGCCATCCGCCCGAGAGTCGGTATCTACCGGAACCAAGCTGATCTCAAGTCACGTAACCCGGCGCTCTATGCGCAGGCGGTTGCGGCAAGGGAGGCTGGCGACTTTGATACTGCCAATGCCGCTGGTTACTCTTTCGGTGACGGCAACGTCATCATCTTCACAGACCGTATCGCAAACCAGTCGCATCTCAATTTTGTGCTGGCGCATGAAACGCTGGGGCACTTCGGTATGCGTGGCATCATGCCCGGTCCGAAGTTCGACGCGCTTATGGCCAGCCTGTATGATACGAACCTGACATTGCATAACGCCGTCGATGTCGCGATGGACGAGCGCGGCTTGTCTAAAGCCGAGGCGGTTGAAGAGTATCTGGCTGACTACGCAGCAGTCCTTGAAACCAGTCTCATTAGCAAAATCTGGAACGCTGTTAAGGGCTTCCTCAACAAGGTCGGTATCAAGTTTGGCGATGAGTCAATGCGATACTTCCTTGACCAGTCTCGTCGATACGTCCGACAGGGTAGGGAAGGCGTCATGTTCGACGCCGCTGAAGTTGCGTCTCAGTTGCAGGCTGTGGAAAACGGCGCATCCGGTAATGGTCGCTTCACGCTGGACGGGCTTCGGTCAGATCAGCGTAAGATTGGCGACACCGCGCACACGCTACTCCCGACCAACTACTTTGACCTCGCCAATAACCTTGAAGAGGTGCAAGCGGCTGGGTTGACAACGCTGGATAAACTGAACCAGTTCGCGGATAAGTTCCTGCGGATGGCAAACTACACAGCAATGAACAATCCGGCTGCGGCTGCCTACGATCTTCAACAGACCAAGATTGGGGATAGGCGCAGGGAACTTCAGGACATTTATGATAGACGCCTGACCGCGTTACTGAATGATCCCAAGGCTGCTGACATTTCGACGGCGATGGTGGACGCTCGCCTCATCACGGATATGCGGGCAAGTAAGCGGCTACCTCCGGAGGCTGGGGGTCTTTTCGACATCGCCCCTGATGGTACGATCACGCCCAACAAAGCCGAAGTCGATAGGCTCTTTGCTTTGGGCACGCTTACCAAGGATGAATTTACCAAGGGTGTGACCGAGACGCGGGAGATTGAACTCTCGGACGGCAAGAAGACGATCATTACCAACAAGTTCGAAGGTCGTGACGCTGCGTTGTACGACAAGTACATCGCCGCCATGCGGGCGAAGGCTGACATCGAACTCGACTATGCAAAGGCTACGCTGGAGAACGCTTTCAAGACCGGTGAGGATATCAAGGATGGCATAGCGCGCCTGCGCAAGTCCAAGACGATGGCTCCGGAGGATGTCAAGTTTGTTAACGCAACCCTCAAGACATACCGGGATCTCCAGAAAGTTGGGTTGGAAAAGGTTCTGGGTGGTGGGTCGATCTCTGCCATCACTGAGGCATCTAATAGAGCAGAGGACTTTGTTGCTAAAGTCAACGAAGCGATCCTTGCCAAAGGGTTTGACACCAAGAAGACGGATGCGCTTCGGGAGTTCTTCGCAACCCAACCCGCAGCGGATGCTTTCATTACGCAGCTAGAGGCGTTCCGTACTGGCGCGGCTATGACAGACAGCACGAAGTTCGCGCTCCAGCAGAAGATCAAGCAAATAGTAAGCAGCTACGCAGCGGCGGACAGCGCCGTGGTTGCCGCTATAGATATGATCTCCAGCGGACACGTTCCCATTATCAGACAGGGGCAGAAGGAAGTCCGGGTTCAGGCGTTCGTTGGCAACAAGGCTGTTACTCTTGCGCCTGAGTATAAGGACACCACGGTCTACGCCCACTTCGACAATATCGGAGAGGCCAAACGAACCGCTGATGCGATTAATGAATTACTGGCTGGTAAGACATACAAAGTCTTGGCCTACGATGATGCTCGTAATCTTGTCGAGATGGATGTCAGGCTCGTCGCTAACTCGGGCGACGTGCTGACCACTGCGGCAGCCGACCCCCGGTTTGATCTCAATAACTTCCTCTACGGTTTGCGTATCGCTGGCGTTCAGTTGACTCCGACAGAACAAGCCAAGCTCATAGTTACGATGACCGCATCCAGCAATCCGCTGCGCCGTAAGCTGCAGTATTCGCAGACACCGGGTAACGACCGGCGCAATGGGTTGCAGGCTCTATCTCAGCATATTGTCCGGCGTGCTTCTGCTATTGCGACGAGAGAGAACGAAGCCGCGATCCAGCGGCTACTTGACCGCGATAATCCTAACACCATGGAACTCTGGAGAGGCAATCGTTCGGGTGTGATCGCTGCCAAGAAAGCAGCCGATGCCGCCAAGAATCCTGCTGAGCGGGAGATCGCACAGCGCAAGTTGCAGACCGCGCTTTACCAATACCGGCAGACTAATCCCACGGAAGCTGCACGCAAGTGGGATGGCAGTGAGAAAACTGCGCCGCCGCCAGAGGCAGTCAACATCTCCCGAATGAACTACTTCTATGGGCAAGTGCATACGGCTAACGAAATCACGATGAACAGTCGTGATGTTCTGGAAGCTAACTTCGAGACGCAGAAGTTGATTGGTGACGCCAAGGCGTTCACTGCGCTCGCCACGATGGGACTTAACATCGCCAACGGCGTGCTTAACCTGTCTGGTGTGTATACCAACACAATGAACTACCTCGCTACGTCTAACGCAAAGACGGGGTTTGGTGGCGGGTTCGGGTTTGGCAAGTCTCTGGCTGAAATCACCCTCGCCTTCCGGCAAGTCGGAGCCAAGAAAATACTGTCCAAGGGGTTCGAGGCTGCTGGCTACTTCGAAGACCTCGCAAAGAACCCGGCTGGTTTGAAAGAGGCGGGACTGCAGGCGCACGAAGCGTTGTTCTTGGCGCAGCAGACACGTAATGGCGTCATGGTCCCGGCGACAACCAGTGTAATGCTGAACACGGCGCTTCGTCGCTCCAGCAATCCGCGTATCCAGAAGATCGCAGACCTGATTATGCTGCCGTTTAACTCGACGGAGACGGCATCGCGTCGTGCTGCGGGTCTGGCAGCCTATCGTCTGGAATATGAGCGGCAACGCGCAGCCGGTAACGATGCTGATACTGCGGCACAGAACGCTTCGCGTTTCGCGGAACAGGCGATCAACCTTACACTGGGTAACTATTCGAACCTCAACCGTCCGCTCGCATGGCGTCAAGGTTGGCCCAGTCTGCTGTTCATGTTCAAGGCGTGGCCGGTTACGTCCATTCAGTTGCTCGCCAATCTGGACCGTAAAGGTCAGGTTGCCATGTTGTTCTCCCTGTGGTGCCTTGCCGGTCTGTCTGGTCTGCCAATGGCCGAGGACGCAGAAGACATCGTGGATACCATTGCGCAGAAACTCGGGTTTACCAGTCGGGGTATCCGCGTCGAGTTTGCGTCTCTGGTAGACAGCATATTTCCCGGCATGTCGCCGTTGGTTCTGCGTGGCGCTGTCTCCTATGCGCTCGGGTCTAACCTCGCGCCTAACCTGTCGGGCAAGTTCAGTCTGGGTGATGTGATCCCCGGCACGGACTTCCTGCTCGCTGGCGCTAAGACAGATCGCATCCTTAATGAACTGGCTGGGCCTGTCCCTGCCACGGTTCTGAGTTCTGCAGCTACGGCTGCAAGTCTGTTGTTGCTACCGTTCTCGGATACCAAGACGCTGACGGATGTGGCGCGGGAGTCTCGTATTACTATCCTACGCGACGCCTTCGATGCTTATGCGTATGCTCAGAACGGTGCGATTGTAGATAAACGTGGGTATGTAATTGCGCCTAACGCCACCGCCGGGGACTACCTGTTCCGCGCCATGGGGTTCTACCCGGAGGCTGCGGCCAAGCAGTTCGAGCAGATCAAATATATCCAGAGGGCATCGAATTACCAGAAGGACGTGATGGTGGCGTTCAGAGAACGCTGGGTCAAAGCCCGAATGGTGAACGATACAGAGGGTATGCGTGCAGTCGAGGCGGCTGTTGAAGACTGGAACGCTGAGACACGCGGCACCGCTCTTGAGCTTCGCGGGTTCCGCTCCAAGGCAGAGAAGTTGTACCGTGAAGCCACGCGCTCGTCCAAGGAAAGAGCGCTGAAGGCAGCGCCCAAGGGTTCGCGTAAAGAACTGGAGACGATGACTAATCTTCTGGTGGCGGACTAGCTCAGTCCGCCTTCAATCACTGTGAGGCCAGACAACTGTGCCTCCGTGATGGCGTTGTCCAGATCGGTCAGGATGCTTTCCAGTCGGTTGTGATTCAGGTTGATGCCGATGACATACTGCTGACCCAGCTTGATCGAAGTGCCCTTGCCAAGGCACGCCTTCTTGGTGCTGGGTGTAACGTCGATCCCTGCCAGTTCAACATCGCGCATGACGTTACGGAAGTCTGACCCTCTGTTGGCCAGCCAGCGTTTGAAGTGCGCCCGGTCCAGCAGCATCGCGCCTTTATCGAATGGCTTCGAGTGATCCTTACGGAACAGTTCGAACCGGATGCGCACCTCACCATTGGGGCTATGCGACAAATCCTGCACGGGCTTACCACCCGCCGTATGCATCATGGTTACAGCCATCTTGGCATGTTCGTTGATATACTCGCAGATCAGATCGAACGTATCGAGCGTATTGTCCTTCACGCTCTGACGCACCGCACCCATCTGTTTCAGGATAACCTCGGTGCAAGCGGTATAATCGAACTGGATCAGACCCCACTCCGTCGCCAGCTTGCCCATCAGGTCAGCCAAGATCAGGCATTGTTCCCAGAAGCGTTCGCTACCTGAGAACTTGCAGTTGTATTGTTTAAGAAAGCGTTCCCGGTGTTCACTAATCAGAAGGCGCAGATGGTCGGGGCCAAGCGCCAATAGCTTCTCGACGATGACCGGACCAACCATACCATAGTGCGTCATGGCGAAGTCGTGTATCCGCTTGCCAGCTTCTGTACTCTTGGTGAATAGCGGGTGCTGGTTGACCGTGATCTCCAGCAAGCGCATCATCTGCGCGTCTGACTCCAGCCCTGATGCGACAAGCATCGTACTCATGGATTTGTTGGATGATGTCACGCATGGCAAACGCCATGTCTTGGATGTCCGCTCCTCTGTCGAACGGGCCAGTCGCGCCTTCTCTTTACCCTGCGATACGTCATAGAGGAAGTCGCCCACCTCCTTGGCCGGAAGCGTTGTCGTCTCGTCGATGGTCATGGGCAGGTTATTATACAGACCCATGCGGGAGTAGAGCGCGTTCTGGGTGAACTTGGATGCGTAGTGTAGCTGGTCCGGGTTGCCCCATACTGACTGCATCAACAACTGGGCGAGTGTTTTACCCGATCCGGTCGGGCCATACAGATTGATGGTTATGCCCTTGATACCGGTGAACTGGTAGAGCGGGGCCGACATGGATACCATGAGCGCCCAACCTTGTATCCACAGTTTGGCTTTCTCTATGATGGATGAGAACTGTGTGAAGTCTTCGACAGTCCCTGCCTGTGTGTACATATCAGATACGGTGCGGATGGCGGCTTGCGCCACAGCTACATTCTCACAGGTCACAGACCCGTCCGGTTCCCGCTTGAAGATGTTGGAGCCAAGGACGAACTGGGATTCATGTTCCTTCCAGCCCATGGACTGGTACAGGTTCGTCATCGACTTGATCTTGCGGAGTTCGTCCATGTATGCGCGTAGCATGAATTGAAAGTTCTCCGTCTGTTTCTTCGAGTAAAAGACAATACCTTGATCTGCGATGCTGGTAGCGAAGTCTCTGCTACCCGCTGCGAGCAGCGCCTGACGCAGCGTCAGGTCCTGCCAGCCAACGTGCAGCCGCTTCCATTTATAACGTACAGTCTCGTAACCCAGCGTCTCATCCCGACCGTATCCAGTTGGATACAGATCGAACGGACAGATTGCTACGTCTGTCTCATCCATGGAATTGTAGATGCCAGTGGCTGTGCGCTTGAACCCTTTGGGCAGCGGCACGACGGTAGCAACCTCGTCCGGTGCATCCTCAGATAGCTCAACCTCTTTATACTTTACGCCCAGTTGCGCTGGCGTCGTGATCTTATCCTTGAAAGCGCAGTTCTTGCACCCGTCCGGGCGATTGGCTTCGAACCGGGAGCATGTCGCCGGACCCGTGGTAGAGTTGCGCCATTGCTGCAGCTTCTGTAGCGTACGCTCTTCCGAGAAGTCGGGATGCTGACGGCTCCAGCTAATCGCAGTCTCTTCAGGGTTCTGACAATGTGCGGCTACGCCCAGCAAGAGATACCACATGGGTTCGCTGACCTGATCCTGATGGACGGCAGCCCACGCGATCTGCGGACACTTGGCTTCGACGGCTACAGGACTCGACGGCTCGAACTCCTGCTTGACCGCCATCGCTTCGAGCAACCCTGACTTGGGCACACGATGGAGCAGCGGCGCTGGCGCACTGGTATACGCTGACAACGCCTGTCTAATGATCGACACATCGTAGTCTGGCGCATCGACCAGCACACGGACGATCTTGCCACCCTTGGGGTTAACTGTGCCAACGGCTCGCAGCACGCGGGCGCTATCGGCTGGGACGGCTGGGTCTACTTCGAACCCTAACTTCTCAGTCGCCAGCTTCAGCGCATTGGCCAGTGGTTGCCACTCAGCTTTGGATAGTTCACTGGTCAGAACCCAGTAGACATGCAGCCCGTTACCGGACAAGACGACCAGTGGTTTGGGTAGACCCGTCTCGGACAGGAACTTGGTTAACGCGCGAGCGCCATCAACCGGTGTGGCGAATGGTTTCTCAGGACCACAATCTATGTCTAGATATAACGCTTTGAGTTTGTTTACGTTGCTCTGCTTGCGAGCGGATGCGTCATTGAATGAAGCCGCGGCGTAGTAGACATTGTGTCCGTGGTTGCTCAGCTTAACACTGGCGTCCGCAAGTTCTTGGATTGTATTGTAAAACTTCTGTCGGGGACGATCACCCGCATTGATGACAATAGAAACAACCGTTCCTTCTGTCGGGAGTACGCGCTGCAGGAAGTCGTGCGTATCCATTAGCCTCTTTCCTAACTTATTGTTATTGCAGAAGGAAAAGGGGGATCACTCCCCCTGAACCAATTATCTTAGTCAGACTATCGCAGTAGCACAAGCAGACGTTGAACTCGCGCACGTTGATCCAGATTACGCACGACTTCATCTGGCCAGTTCCGTTCCTTAACGATTGCCAACAGTCGGCGGATCGTTTTCTTAACGTGCTTCTCGTTGGTAGGCCGCAGGGGTTTTCCCTGCAACCAGTTGTTATAGGTCTGGCGAGACACCTGAAAGATGTCCGCCATGTCAGCCGCAGTCAGCAGCATGTGCCGCCGCAGGATTTCAACCTTGTTGAAATCAACAGGTTTACGCGTCGTCTGCATCAATCTCTCCCAAGAGACTGGCGATTTCATCTGCGATGTCGGCCACAGCCGCTACCGGTTCCGCTTTGGGCACAGCCTTGGGTCTACCTTTCGAAGCGGGAGCCTCCTCCGGTTCTTTCGCCTTGGCTACACCGAACCCACGGATAGGTTTTGCCTCCTCCACGGGTTCCGCCTTAACGGGCGCGGGCTTCGGCTTCTCAATAGCGACCGGCGCGGCGGCTGGAGCAGTAGCCTCACCTGTGATCTCCTTAACCTTGTCCGAACCGAACACACCATCGAGCGCCTCAGCCGCATCCTCATCGATGAACCCTCCGAAGCCAAACACGAGTTTTGGGAATGACGCATCGGTATCAAACGCAAGACGGGTGCGAACAATCTCAGGCGTAAAGCCACGCATCGACAGTTCCTTCTGGTAAACCTTCAGGCTCTTGAGCGCAGCCGGTGTCACTTCCAGAAGGTAGACAGGACCAGACGGATCATCCGCAGCGACGACTGCAAGACGCTTCTTATCCGCGCACGCTTTCGTTTCGGTTCCCATTGGGGTGATCTTGGAACCAAACTGGTTCCACTTGCACGTGGCGCACAGATCGTTCTGCGGGTTTTCGCTATCACCAATAGGTTTGATACCGTCGAGGGAGTAGCAATCGGGCGCAGATGCTTCCGCATTGGGGTCCCACGCCTTGGCGTAGTATGCTTTTGAGAGTCGCGGGTTTGCGCCGACCACGATCACATCGATATGCGTAGACGGCAGCACAGTCTCAGTATCGCCATCCTTGATGCGGAACCGGCTACCCTTGATGGAGATACGCGGGAACGACTCACCACCGCCAAGGCCACCAGCAAGAGACGCAGCAAGAGCAGACTTCTGGCTGATACGGGAAGCAAGGTGGGCAGGAAGCTGGACGTTGGTAGGAATAAGATTGCTCATGTTGTCCTCTTACTTAAGGTTGAGACGCATCTGCGCCTGTGTTGACAGGATTTGGTTGGTTAAATCCTGTATGTCTGTGCAGTAGACCAATGATTCTAGGCCGACTGAATGTCTTATGTTGGGCTGCAGTAGGTATCCGTTTTGTATTTGGTACACCACGAACATGGCTTCTGCTGAGTGTTCTATGAATGAGGGGGGGATTTCCCGTACCGGCGATATCTGCGATATTTTATTCACCGCTCTCTTTCCCATTGCTATGCTTTCTTGGCTGGTTTGCGGACGTTAACGTCCAGTCTGGTGCCGTAGTTGACACCAGCAGGGACACTCTTGTTCAGTTCGATGTATGCCCGCACCGCAGTCTTACTGACGCGACGCTCAAGCATATCGAACGCATCGTTTGTCTTGATGAAGTTCAGCGTGGCATCCCAATCTTCCACGTTCGCAAAGTCCGTGGTTGTCAGGAACGCTGTGCCATGTGGAGTCTTGAAAGACGTAACGCCATCGGCGTCAGCCTTTACCTTGATCCACTTCTCCAGCTTATCCAGTTTGGTTTCGATCTCATCGATCTTATCGTCAGCTTCCTTACGGATGGCTGCCTTTTGGTCGCGCAGTTTCATATAGGCCGCGACGACCTGATCCACATTCACCGTCATTGCCTTATCCTATTATGATTGTTTTTTGATTAAGTCTAACAGAAGCCCTTGCAGCTTCTGCTTGTCACGCAGTCTGGTGTACATCTTATTTTCCAGATCAGTCGCTTCGATATGTATGACATTCGACACATGTCTTTTGCCAATGCGTTCGATGCGACCGTTAGCCTGAACATACTGTTCATTACTCGTTACTGGTCCATACCACACGACGGTGCTTGCTGCTGTCAGCGTAAGTCCGTGCGCCATAGTGGCTGGATGTGCGATCAGAACATGCGGTTGCCTCTCATTTTGAAAGCGATGGAAGATGTCATTACGTTTGTTTGCTGATACGCTACCGTTAACGACACCGACTTCCCAGTGTTTGCCTAACTCACGTTCCAGCATCTCAAGTGTGCCTGTCAGTGGAACGAATACGATAACTTTTTCTCCTGCTTCTTCTATGATCTCCTTCACTACATTGATACGTGGCGAGCAGTCGAGTTCCACATTAGAGTGGTCGTCGTCATATGCTACTCCACAGGAAATCTGCACCAGCTTTTGCATCTTAACAGCTTCGTTGACCGCTGTGATGCTGGCACCTTGTTCATCAACCTCAGTTACGCATTGCTTGAACATCTTCTCGTAGTGCTTACGCTGCTGAGCCGTGAGTTCTACCTTCCTTGTCTGTGTCACTGTGTCTGGCAGATCGAAGCACTCGTCACGTGTGTATCTCACCGATGGTTGCAGTACATGCTGGGCTATCTCTACGCTCTCTGGCCGTGGCATCCACCGATACTGACCCATCTTGACCATAACCTGATCGCGAAAGGCTGTGTACGTCGAAGTGCAGAACGGGCTATCTACCAGTTTCGCAAGCGCCCATGCATCTGTAGGTTCGTTAGGCGTCGGCGTTCCTGTCATTAGCCACAGTCTGGTATCGTGATTGGATAGCATCCACTTCTTCAACACCTTGTATCGTTGCGTGCTTGGGTTCCGGTAGACCGCAGCTTCATCCACGATAACCAAATCGAACATACCGTGGC